CCCCAGAACCGAAACGCCGCGTCCATATCGGCCGACACGCCCCACGGCAGCGGCAGGCCGTGGAAACCGTAGCCCTGATGCCCGTGCGTCATGGCCAACCCGCGCTCTTGGAACTCGGTCATTCCCCGGGCAACAGCGGCTGTGTTCTCCGGATCGCCAGCCTGCGCCTGCGTTAGCTCGACGAGCGCCTCTTCGGTTCCGCCGATGAGCAATCTGCCTCGGAAGACCGCACAGCAGGTGTTGTAGATGAAATGCGACCAGGGGCCGTAGCGGCGCAGCCCGCCCATCCAGCCCCAGAAGCGATTGCCGCCGTTCGGCCAGATCATGCCTTCGGGCAGGGCCGTAGCCGGCATACCCAAGTGCAAGTTGGCGAAGTTGCTGAAGAAGACTGTCCCGCGTGGCCCGAATGAACCATCGCTGACGGTTATCTTGGCCGCCGATGACCACCCGTTATTGACGTGCTCGTTCCAGACGACTTCGTTGGCGCCCGTCGTCAGGTGAATGCGCCGCGCCTGGCTTTGCGCCGACGACGCCACGTACAGCCACGGGTCGCCGGGCAGCTTGAATAGACCTTCCGGCAGGACGCACGGCACCGCCCGAAGCTCGTTCATCCCGTCGCCGTTGGGGTCGCCGCTGCTGGGTGTGCGTTGGAAAAACTTGTCGTTGTCGATGTAGGCGAGCCCGGACGGTCCTTCGACCACCACCCGCAGGAATTCGCCAGTCGTGGCGTCATGGGCGACCACCCTGTTTTTCCCGCGCTCACTGGTGTAGAGAATGCCCTCGTCGCAGATCGTTTGGAACGGGTCATCCAGCCCGGTGATGAATTCCGAAACGATGCCCTTGCCGTTGCGATCCTCGGGCGTCGATCCTCGGAACTCAATCAAGAAGATCGCGCCGTGTTCCGGCACGGCGCTGAACGAGCGCAGCATTTGGCCGTGCGGGTGTTCGCCCTCGATCATCGGCAGCGATTCGTCAACAGTGGTCGTCCGATGGTCGAAGCACCAGCCCCAAAGATTCGAGAAGTGCCGCCACTCGGGGCGAACGCGCGACCAGTCGCCAACCAACTCCCACGCGCTGATAGGGTTGTCGTCTGCGTAGTGCGTGTTGCGGCCGTCGCGGTTGCGCAGTCCGGCCAGGGTAGTGATGTGCCCATCGGCAGCGATGCGATGGATGCCCCACGGAGTGCATACGTAGTCGTTGCCGCGCGGCCCGTGCCCTGGCTCGATGTGCGTAATCATCGACAACGTACCGACGCCGCGAGGGCCGTCGATGACAGGGTTGCCGCGCGGGGTTTGCCGGATCAGCGTATGCCAGAAATACGTCTGTTGGTTGAAGGTGCTTTCAATGCCGTCCTTGTTCCAGTTCGGCCGGTACGAATCGCCGCGCCGCGTGACGATGATCTGCCGGGCGTTCATGTGTTCGCCGTTCATCGCGTAGTCGAACGGCACGGCCACGCGCGGCGTCAACGGCGCTGCCTTGGGCGCATAGGTCGTGGGGACCATCGCCCACTGATGAATGTGCGGCTGGAAGCCGATGCGAACGCCTGGGGCCTTCACAACGGGCATCGTGTCCGGTGCCGGTGCTCCGGGGCGCAGCAGATAAGCGAAGTAGGTTATGCAGACCTCGGCGCCCGGCGTCTCGATGTCGAGCCGTTGCCATCCTGGCGTCAGCGTGGCCGTCGAGATCGGAAACCGCATGTCGTCCATGAAGCCTGCCGGATACGTGGCCGACGACACCTCTACATCGTTGATGAGCAGGCGATAGACACCGCCCTCCAGGGGTCTACGTTCGTAGTTGTCGTGATTGCCGAACGCCTGCACCACAACGTTTGCGTCGCGCCAAACCTCCAGATTCTGTGACCGCTCCCACTTGTACGCGCGGAAGGCGATGACGGGGCCGTCAAGCAACTGTTGGTGGATGACCGGCAGCCCTTCGACCGGGGTCGGTGCTGGCGAGGGCGAAGGTGCCGGCGCGGGAGCTGGCGGCGGAGCGGGCGAAGGTGCTGGTGCCTGGGAAACCGCTGGCGGCTTCAGCAACGACACTCGCTTACCGCGACCCGGCATCCAGGCCAAGCAATCCAGCGCGGGGACGTAGAAAAATCGGGTGTAGTGATGCCCCGTCGCGCCGGGGTCAGTGACGCCCGAAGTGGTCGGCAAGGCGGGGCCTGATAGCGCCACCGAATCGAACGTCCACACACCGATCTGCGGGTTCGCGGGCGGCCTGATGCGGACCAAGGTGTTCGACGGGAAGCTTTCGACGTGATACCAGCAGCCGTCGCCGTGAGGCGCCCAGCGATTGCCTTTGAGCGCCGGCAAAGTGCCGACGATGTTGACGTTGCGCACCCAGCCGAGCTTCGGGTTGTCGGGATCGAAAACCCACAACCCCAGTTCAGGCCCCACGTTTCGGACGAGCATGCCGTTGATTAGCATTACCCGGTTGAAGTGGATCGCCAGGCCGTTGCCGGAAGCGCCGCCTGCATAGAACGTGTCTGCGGCTGGCGTCTCTTTCCATCGCATATCGGCGCCGTCTAGATAGTTCATCGTTTGGAAGTAGTGCAGCTGATACGGCACAAACCACCAACGATTGCGCGCCAGGTCCATGACAACGTCGTTTTCCACGTCGTTGTGTGGCATGGGTCCGGCGACAAGTGACCAGCGCCGCGTCGCCAAGTCAAACGCATGGCACGCCGAGGACCCAAACGAAGGGCCGCCAATAGCGCTACGGGTCAGGCACAGCACCAGTCCTTTGTCGCCCAAGGGCGAGGTGGTCAGAGTGGCGTAAGGATGCCCAGGCGCCGGCACCCCGCTGTCGCCGATCTCGTAGTTTGGCGGCCCGCTCAGTTCTTCCGCGCGGAAGGGTTCCACTCGGCTAGGAACGCCGTGCGCGTTGTCGATGCGCTCGAAAAGTGCAGTCGAAAAGTTGAAGGCAACGGCGCCCGTGTTTTCGGGGACCATGTGCCCTCCACTGCCCGCGATGACGTATGCCCCGTGCTGTGAGTAGCGCGGAGCGAACGTGCCGCCGCCGAAGCAATCGAAAAGCGAGTAGCCCCACTGCTCCGGGCTGAACCCCGGTGGCCGAATGTCGTCGGTCGTGTTGCCACCGATGGTCACTATTTCGCCGGGTTCAGGCAGGCGATAAGGTAGACCGCCGGCAGGTGGCGAGGGAGCTGGGGCGGGTTCTGGTGCTGGCGCAGGCGCCTCGACGGGCTCATCCAGCGCCGCAGCAGCGGCAGCGAGATCGTCGGCCTGCGCCGCAAGTTCAGCGGCTTGCAGGCGCAGGGATTCGGCGCGGGCCAGCAGGCGCAAGAGCAGTGTCACGGTCAAGCCTCGTACTTCACGCGCAGCGTGCGGGTCTGTGTGGCCCGTTGGCGATTAGAGTTGTTGGTTGGGTCAGTGCCATGTCGTGTTCCCCTACAAGCTAGCGGTGTAGGACACATTGAGCGTGTCGCCGTTGGACACCGCACGATCGCCGCCGGTGAACAACCCGGCCGAGTACAGCGCGCCGTTGGTGTTGCCGACGGTGGTGGTCGGCGCGGTGCCGGCGGCGCTGCGGCAGATCAGGAAAGCGCCCTTGATGGTGTCGGTGGCGATGATGCTCAGCGACACGGCCGAAGATGTTGCCAGCGAACCAGATGACGCCGTGCCGAAGGCCGGCGTGCCGCGCGTCGCCAGCGTTGACGATGGTGCCTCGTTCCAGCCGTTTGCCGGGCTACCTCCGCCGACCGCCGTGATGTTGGCGGCGGTGTTGGTGTTGGCCACTGCGCTGTAGCCCGTGTCCTCGATGAGCCCGAGCACCTGGCTGGCGGTGTAGCTGCTGCCCTTCAGGAAGTGCGTGAGCGCAGCGTTCTTGCCCTCGGTGGTGACGACGTTCGGGGCCCAGGTGTCGCGCCATGCCAGCTCGCGTGGGATGGCGTCCATGCGCGCGCGCAGCGCTTCGATCTGGTCCCACACGGCGCGCGTGAGGATGCGGACGGGGAGCAGGCCGGCGAGCCGGTCGCGCAGGGCGATGAACTCGGCCAGGCGAGCGGGCGTCGGGCGCCAGCAGTCGAAGGCATAGACGCCGGTGGCGACGGCTTGTTCGCCGACGGCGGCAGCGCGGGCCAGGGTGGCGCCTGCGCGGGCCGTTGCGGGCGCGCGCTCGCCAGTGTGACGGTGGTTGTTCATGCGGCCTCCGCGACGGGTTGCAGCTGGTCGGCGTCGAGCCAGCGCGAGACGGGTTCGCCGTTCTCGGTCCACTGGAAGAGAACCTCCAGCTCGTCGGTCACGGGGTTGATGCGGCGCTCCATCACCACGCCCTCGATCACGGGCTGGATGAGGCGCGCGGTGGTGCCTGCTTTCATGGGGGGTGTCCTGTGGTGTGGTCCAGAAACAGCACGGGCCGCAGCGGGTGAAGGCTGCGGCCCGTGGGTTGCTCGCTAAAGCGCCGGTTACTCGACGATCTCGGCTACGAAGGCGTTGTCGTTTTCGCCGACCGGGCCGTAGCGGCACTCCATGCCCAGAACGGCGATCGAGCAGGTGCCGCCGGTGCCGGCGCCCGTGGTGATCTTGCCGCGGATGTGCGTCTTGCCCGACGCGGCCAGCTCGTTGCTGTCCACGGCGATGACGATCACCTTGCTGTCGTTGTTGGCCGCATGCGCGGCCAGCTGGGTTGCCGACTTCAGCGTGACGTTGTTGGAGCCGTTGCTGTCGCACGTCTCCACCACGCAGTCGATGGTTTCCGCGGCCATGTCGCCGGTGCGGAAGATCACCAGCGCCTTGCCGAAGTTCTCCATGTCCGCGGCGGTACCGGCCAGCGGGGTGCTGCTGGCGGTGCCGGTGGACCACTGCAAAACGCCGACCTGCTCAGCCGGCGAGCCTGTGATGCTGCTCATGATTGAATCCTTTCAGGGTGATGTGTGGGTGGGCGTTCAGCGCGCGCCGAGCGTGACGAAGTGCGACAGCGTGTTGCTGCCGTTCTTGCGCGCGATGGGGGCCGACAGCCACGGCTGGCCGCCGACGCGCAGGGTCCAGCGGAAGGCGGTGACGGCCTGGTCGAAGTACAGGTGCATCGACACGTCCGACTTCATCCCGCCCTTGTAGGGGGCGAAGTAGCCGCCCAGGTAAGCGAAGATGATGTCGCCCACGTCGCCCAGCGCGCTGCACACCTCGGTCGTGACGACCGGACGCCCCAGCAGCGTGGCGTAGGGCGCTGCCGACAGGCCACCAGGCGGCATGTAGACAGGCATGCCGCCCGTCGCAGTGCCTGCCGCGGTTGTCACCGGCATGCCCAGCTTCATCAGCTCGGGCTCGGCGTCCTGGTTGCACAGCCACACCGCACGGCTGCGCACGCTGGCGGGCATGCGGGCCCACATCTTCAGGATGTTGGCTGCGTGGATAGTGTCGACGGTCTGCGAGTTTTCCTCGGCGACCGTCACCAAGCACGGGCTGTTCAGGATGCCCAGCATCTGCCCAACGCCGGTGCCGTTGACGATGTAGTCGTTCATCTTGAACTGGAACGCCTCGCCCGCCTTCGTGGTCAGGTGGGTGGTCAGCATCGGCGCGTCTTCGAGCAGCTCGTCGGTCATCGGCACGAATGCATACAGCTCGTGCAGCTTCACCGAGATTTCCTTCAGCTGCGGCTTGCTCTGCGTCATGGCCTGCGCCTCGGCGCGGGTGTAGACGCGCACGCCGGTCGTGCTGTAGGGGGTCGTCTCGTCGGTCATCACCGTGACGCTGTTGCTGTTCGTCGGCGATGCATCGGTGCGGCTGAACAGCGCGTCCTCGGCCATCACGCTGCCCATGATCTGGGTGCGGAAGTCCGGCGGAACCGCGAAGCCGCCATCGGCGCCGACGGTCTCGTTGCCGTAGGTGGACAGCGCAGCGCGCAGACGCTGGTCGACATCACCACGGCCAGAGGCGCGCACGGCCTGGGCGAAGTTGCCCAGCGAGTGGAAGCCACCGTTGCCGCGGCCGGCGGCGCGCGTGGCGGCCGTGCTGATGTGCGTGGTCTGCACATGCGTCTCGCGCTGCGGCTGCTGCGCCTGCGGGGCGGCCAGGTTCAGCGGCTCGCCGGCATTCGCGGCGGTCTGACGGGCTTGCGGCTGGCGCAGGCGCTCGTCTTGGGCCGCGACCTGGGCGCGCAGCCCGATCTGGTCCTCCAGGCGCTCGACCTCCGCGGTGTTCTCGCGGATCTGCGTGCGCTCTTCGGTGGTCAGCTCGCGGCCGCCTTGGTCGGCTTGCGCCAGGATGCCATTGCTGGCCTGAATCAGATCTTCCTGCCGGGCACGGTAGCCCGTGACGACAGGATCTTCAGCGTCGGCACGGATGCCAAACGACAGGGCGAAAGCGGCGACGTGAGCCAGCCGCGCATTCCAGGCCAACGAGTGGCTGTGCTTACGCATGATGCGTCCTTTCTGGGGGCAAAAAAAGCCCGCACGCGGCGGGTTTCGGGGCTGGGCCTTTCGGCCCGGGTGGTTCGCGGCGAGCGTCAGGCTCTGGCTCCGCGAATGGCTGCCAAGCGCTTCGATGCGAGGCGCTCGGTGATCGTGGCCAGCGACGCGCGAACGTCGTCATTGGCCGGATTGGGTTGGGGCTGCGCGTCCAGGCGCTGCGCGTTCATGCCGATGGCGATGCGGCCCTGCATGGCGCTGAGCCACATGGACGCGCTGGCGGCGGCCTTGACGTTCTCGGCCATGCTCTGCGCGAAGCCGGCGTCGACGGCTTCCTGGCCGTAGAACCAGGTCGTGGCAGCCATCCAGTCCTTCACCTGCTGCGCGGGCTTGCCGGTACGCTTGGCGTAGATGTTGGCGATCTGTTCGCTGGTCTTTTCCAGGTTCTCGGCAACTGCGCGCAGGTCGGCGGCATGCCCGGCCGAGATGGTCCAGGCCTCGTGAATCATCACGCTGCCGGCCTCGGCAATGACGATCTCGTCGCCGGCCATCGCAATGACGCTGGCGATGCTGGCCGCAACACCGTCGATGTGCACCACGATGCGCGCGTCATGCTCGGCCAGCATGCGGTACATGGCCAGGCCGTCGTTCACGTCGCCGCCGTAGCTGGCGATGCGCACGTCGATCTGCTTAACCTTGCCGGCGGCCTTCAGGTCGGCGCTGAAGTCCTTGGCAGTGACGCCTCCGAACCAGCCGGCGCCGACGTCCTCGTAAATCTGGACTTCGGCCGACTGCTCGGCCGCCTTGGCCTTGAAGCGGTAGCCGGCGCCCATCAGGAGGGCTCCTTCGCAGCAGGAGCGGCGGGCTTCGCCGGCGCGGGCGCGGGCGGCTTGGCGGGCTTCGCCGGTGCGTCCAGCGTCTGCCATCCGTCCTTGCTGAAGTACATCGGCACCAGCCGCGTGCCGAATGACGCGATGAACTCGGCGCGCAGCGATGCGCCCTCGGCGGCCGTCACAGCGCGATTGCCGACCACGACGACAGCCGTGTGGCCGCGCAGGTGTTGCCGCACGATCTCGCAATCGTGAAAGAGCTTCATGTGGATTCCTCAGTGGAGCAGCGCGCGCGCCGCTTGTTGCCGGGCCCGAACGACGGCCGATTCGGCGCTGTCGTCGGGCGTTTCTTCCTGCGGTTCAACTGCAGGCAGCTGCGGCGCAACCGGCTCTTCTCCGACGCGGTCAAGCGTCGTCATGTTTCCTTCGACGATGTACGTGTCGCCCTGCTGGCCTATCTCGTCCATGTCCTCCAGCCTGCGCCATTCGTTCGCGTTCAACACGCCATTCCGACGCATCAACTGCAGACCTTCCTGCCGGCTCTTGAAGTCGCCGCGCAGCAGGCCCTTCAGGTCCATCTTCGTGAAGAACCCTTGACGGTTTGCGCCGAAGAGCTTGTAGTCGCCCTCCTGCTCAAAACGCAGAGCCCATGGCGTGATGGCGTCGACCACAACCTCGATGGACTGGTGCTCGATGTTGGTGAAGGTCGAGCGCAGCAAGTGCATCACCTTGTGCGGCGGCACGCCGAACCAACGGCAAATTTCCTCTACCTGGTGCTGGCGCGTCTCGATGAACTGCGCGGCGTTGGGCTCGCTGCCCAGCCGCGTGTAGTCCCATTGGCCATCAACAGCCATGACCCGGCCGCCCTTGCGCGGGCCGCCGAACTTCCTGGCGTGGTCCTTCTCGACTTCTTCCTTCGCGGCGGGCGACAGGCGGCCACCCTTGTACTTGAGGATGCCGCCGGGCTCGGCGCCGTTGCCGAAGAAGGCCGACCCGAACACTTCGGTCGCCCTGGCCCAGCCGATCGACTCGGCGGCGTAGCTGATGACATCCAGCCCGACAACGCCCTCGCCGAAGCCGCGGATGTGCAGCACGCGAGAGCCGTCGAGGTAGCGCTTGAAGCCGTCGTTCTCGGTGATTTCGAACACGAGGCTTCCGGTGTCGGTGTCGCGCTTGAAGTCAACCCGCGTCGGGTGCAGCGGCCACAGCTCTATCGGCACATTCCGGTTGTCGGTGATTATCTCGGCCACGCCGTTGCCGTAGCGCGCGGCCCAGCCGGTCAGGGTTTCGCGGAAGGCGAACGCCGTCATCTCTGGATTCGGCCGCACCTGCAGGAGCCGCGACACCGGGTGCATCGGCACTCGGCGCGGTGCGTCTTCGCCCATATCCTGCATGACGCGCCACGGCAGTTGCGCGACCGTGCTCGACAGGTAGCGCAGGCAGGCCCATACCGTCGAATTCTTCAGCGCCGTGTCAGAGTCGACCACAACGCCAGCCGGCACCATGCGCTGCAGACCGACGCGCGACGTCATCAGGTCGTCGTCTCGCGTGCTCCAGAACAGCGCCTTCAGGCGGGACAGCATGCTCATGCGGACACCGCCTCTCGTTGTGCGGCCGCCGCGCGGGCCAGTTCTTCGTACACCGAGGCCTCGTTGGCCTGCGGATTCCTGCCCATCAACTCCACCGCGTTGAACAGCGACATCAGCGGGTCGATCTTGGCGCTGCCGCTGGCTTGCTTGGTGATGAGCACGCTGTTCGCGCGCGCCTCGACCTTGGCATTGCCCACGCACCAGTCGGTCAGCGGCTGGTCGGCGTGCTTCAGGGTCTCGCTCGACAGGTACAGCTCGGTCGACTTGATGGCCGACCCGAGGCGCCACCCCTGGCTGACGGAACAGATGGACTCGTCCGGGTAGCCGGCGGCGTTCAGCGCGTCGAGCGTTTGCTTGATGCACGCCGAATCGACGCCGATGGCCTTTTTCTTGCCTTCGTCGAGCGCGCCCAGCTTGCCGGCCTCGTCGATGCGCTTGATCAGCGCGACGACCTGCTCGCAGGCATCCTCGATCTTGTCGACGATGACCATGTCGCCGTCCTTCACGAAGTCGAGCAGCCGTTCGGCGATGTCCTTGCGGCGCGCCAGCACGATCGGCAGCGCGAAGGCACGCGACCAGGCCAGCAGCTCGCCGCTGGCGGTGTCCTTTCCCAGCGCGGTGAAGCCGTACAGGTCGTCATTCCCGCCGCCGTCGATGCCCACGGTGATGACGTCGCAGCGCTCGAGCATGCTGTCCAGGGTGATGGACGCGTCGGCCTGCGCTTCCCAGAAGTCGGCGCCGGCCCAGCGGTTTGACATCAGCGCCAGGCCGATTTCCACGTTCAGGTGCTGCGACGCCCACGCGCGCAGTTCGGCCTCGCCGGTGTCCTTCGCGGTTTCGAACTCTTCCTCCAGTCGGTCCAGCGAGATCGAGCGGCCGAGGTTCGGCGTGACCATCGACCAGTTCTCCGGGTCGGTCCACTGCTCACGGTCCTTCTGCATCTCGTTCGGGAACTCGAAGAGCACCGGCAGCATGACGCCCTTGCGCTTGCCGTCGCGGATGTCGCGGGCCTTGGTCAGTTCGGCGGCGAACACGCCGGACGGCGCGTCCTCGCTCTGCGTGGTGATGAAGGCGAGGAAGGCTTCGTCGAATGGCAGCATGCCGCCGCGCAGCTGGCGGATGGCGCGGTCGGCCTTGGCCATCGAGGCGACGACGTGCAGCTCGTCGATGAGCGCCCCGCCCGACACCTTCTGCCCGGTCAGCACCTTCGGGTCGAAGGTCATGATTTCCAGCGATGCCCCGGTCTGCCGGTGCACCACGGTCTTCTTGTGGTCGCGGGTGTGAAACAGCTTCTTCAGCACCTCGTCGAGCTCGATGGAGCCGACGACGGCCTCATAGGCTTTCTCGGCCACGTCCTGCACCGGCGCGGTCAGGATGAAGGTGGCGTCGGGCCGGGTGTTGATCAGCAGCGCCGTCAGCATCAGCAGCGCGCCGTTCGTGGTCTTGCTGTTCTTCTTCGGCACCAGCAGCAGCAGCTCGCGGATCATCCGGCGCCGGGTGGCGCGGTTGAAGCTGCCGAAGAACACGCGCACCAGGTCGAGGAACCAGTCGCCGCAGGCCTCGGCCATGGTCGGCGTACCGGGCACGTCGTGCAGGCGCAGCTTCTTGAAGATGGCCACCGCGCGCTCACCCTCGGCGGTGTAGATGGGCAGGTCCGGCAGCAGCGAGCGCCCGGCCTTCAGCCGCTCGATCCAGTCCGGACAGCTGAGATCCCAGGCGGCGGCGGTCGTCATTGCAGCGGGGTGGGCAGCAGAGCGCCCCATTCGGTGCCAGCCGGCGCGGTCAGGGCGTCGGCCTGGGCTTGTTTCTTCTTGCCCAGCGCTGGCGCCTTCTGCACAACCGGCGCTTCTGCGGGCGCGTCGGGCTGGAGCGGCGGCGCGGCCATCTGCGGCTCGGCCGCGAGGTAGGCCTTCGCGGCGCCGCTGTTGCCGCGCTTGGCTGCCGCGTGCAGGCCCTGGTAGACCTCCATGCGGCGCTCAAGGGCGCCCTTCGACAGTTCGGCCTCGTAGTGCTTGACCAGGGTGTCGCGGTCGATTCCGATGGCCACGGCGATCTCTTCGCGCGTCATGCCCGCGCCGGCCGCGATTGACACCCG